TCCACTAGCATAGAATCAGCCGAAGCAACACGAACACGCTTAGCCTCGACAGTGTAAGCTGATTCAATGTCAGATACAATGATCAACACTTTCTTCATGTACGTCTCCAAAGCAAGTCAAACAGATGTGGACAAGATGTGTAATCAATACGTTTGTACTGATACATTTTATCAGGCTTTGTTTCATCAATATTCCATACACGTTGGTAGCGAAAACCATCTCCAATACATGTGATAGTGTACGTCATCTTGTCTGGATTGAACGTGTAGCTACGATGTGTTGGTCCAGTGGATGCCCAGACACGTCCCCATTTATGCTCGCTAATTTGTTTAGTGCTGATCATGTGTGTCCTCATCAATCTCTTGTGCCCAATGTACAATGCAGAAATCTTCAATACAATCCTCTACAGTAATATCAATCGGATCAACTCCTGCTTGGTGTTGTGCATCAGACCAATATTTCCAGTAGTAGTCTAGGATTTCCTTCTCTGTCAGAATTACATCACGGGAATCATCCCCATCAAATTCTGTGTAGATGTAGCGTTTCAATTAGTTCTCCTTAGATGTCTTGTTCAGATACTAGGCAAGCATAGCACACGAGATGTCTGTGTCAATACTCCAGACAAAGAAAAACCCCAAGCATTTCTGCTCAGGGTTCTTCAGAATGTTCTACATCAACAATTCATTGATCTATAATCTTCGTACCAACCTCTCACCACATCATCTTGCGGGAAGTGTTGGCTAGTGTATGTCCAAGCTTCATCCTCAATGAACACTTCTGGATAGACACTGGACTGATTCCATAGGTCAGGGTATCTGTCACGCATTGTCTGCAAGAAGTGTATTCCTGCATCGTATGTTGCATCAGATACCCACTCCTTGCCTGTATTGTACGCATATCCTGCTGCGAGGATGAAGCGTTGGTCAGATTCTAGTTCAGATAGGGTCATACTTATTACACACATTGTCTTCAATAAGCTGTCTGTGCTGAATCCAACCTTTGAGATTACCTGACCAATAGTGACCAGAGATATCTTGGTGGCTTACCCCCGCAACATCAGCCATTGGGTGTGCAGTGTGATCTTCACTATGTGCCATCGGTGTAGCCTGATGCTCAAATGGACTGGCATGAACTGGTTTAGACTCGACCAACTTATCGTAGATGTCTAGCGCCTTTTCCAGACTATCATCCAACACACGGTAGCTCACCTGAGCACAACAGGATGCAGATACACGTAATGCTGTTTCAGGATCATTACCGAAATCACAATTTCCGGTGACATACCGCAGTTCACCATCCAAGTCACGCTCGTGTTGTACATAGGGCGTATGCCATTCACCTTGGTTCAACACCTCCGGTTCAGATTCTTGCATCGCCTTGTACATACAATCAGCCAGCTCTTTAATTTCAGGTTGAGCATCCTTGTGACACCGCAACCAGAAGAAATTATCAAACTCTGTAGCAGTGAGTACAGTCTTCATCATCTGGAACGGTTCTAGCAAGCGATTGACAATCTGTTTGTGAGCACCGTAGTTGTTCATGTGCTCAGCCTCAACAGATGCCTTGTGCGCAGCTCGTTCCCAAGACATCTTAGCTGATGTCAGATTAAGCCCGTCAAGCTCATTCTCAGCCTGCATACCTTGTTGATTGGCTCCCCAATGGATAGGTGTAGCGGGGTTATTCCGAACCTGCTCAATCATCTTCTTGATTGGCACAGCTCGACTGCTCATAGCGTTACGGCTGAAGAGCCGGTGGGTCATAATCTCTGAATGAATGAAACGCGGATACTCTAGTTCAAAAGTAGTGATCCGTTTATCATTCTTGCTAATACTGTCAGCAACAACTCGCGCTATAATACCACCTTTGCCTTCTACGACAATCTTGTACATATTTCCTCCTAATCAAATTTGTTGAAATAACAGCACCAACATACTTAAAATCAAAGCGGATGGCAACAACCATATGTTCATACCAATCGTAGCCAAAGCTCTGAACGATGCCTCCATGCTCTGATATTTTCGTTTAGACCTGTTCAGCACTTGTTTGTATGAAACAGGATGCTTATCTTTGAGATCACCATAGATAAAACCCTTCTTGATAAGATGCGACAAGCCAAGTTGCCACAAGATGTTCAGCACAGCATATGTAATCCAGATAAATGTCATTGTGACTCCTTGTAGAAAATTGCTTCTTGTGTGTCTAACCAATGCTGCACATCAAAACACGGACAATCTTTCAACCATTCATGCTTCTCGATAACTCCATCACCATCTTTGTCTGGGCTCCAGTCACGATGCCCTTTGACACGATCTTTGGTGATATCATACTTCCACATGAGGTGTTGGAGAAGTATTCGCAAACTACCTAGCTGAAACTCGTTGAAGTTCATCACAGACTTACCATTCGAGTCAATGCCGCCAACAAGACAGATGCCGATATTGTCTTTGTTATGACCAGCAACATGAGCACCTTGTTTAGTTATCGGACGACCTTGGTGCAAGACACCATCTGTTGTTATTACGAAGCTGTAGCCTATGTCAGACCACCCTCTGTCCAAATGCCACTGGCGAATACGATCAACAGTGACACTCAGATCATTCTGGGTAGCAGAACAGTGCACAGTGATATATTTAGGCTCCATTCTCTATCTCCTGCAAAAACGCCTCAAACTCTGGTTCAGTGCTGTAGTGACGAATCACCTCAAGCAAAGCATCATCGAACGGATCATCTTCAACACCGTCTTCTAGGCGCATTCGATAATAGTCTTGTAAGTTGTCACGTACAATAACATCCATCGTATCAATGTCGAACAATTCTTTGTAATTAGATATTTCACGGATCATATCAATGCACCTTCATAAATTCAATTGAAACATCATCAGCCTGCATATCAGCAATCACCTCTGCTTGCATAGCTGTCATAAACTCAATCACTTCGTCTAGGCTGTGTGTGGATGTATCTAGCAGCGAATGTAGCTCACCAAGACTTAGGTCTAGTTCACCTGTGGCTGCTAGATAAGCGTCATCACGCATCACGTCCATCACGTTGCGAATCTTGTTAAGCTCTGTAAGCGGATCTTTTCGTGACAAGAAACTCTGAATGATGTCTGTTGTGTTTTTAGTTGTCATAATTCCTCCAATCAAATATACGCCCAAAACAGGCAGCGTCCAAGTTTCTCTCCTGTATCAGCACATACGTAATCATTCCCGTGATATGCTGATGAGTAGTGTAGACGTTTCCCTCTGCGAATGTCAAGCATTGAAGTGAACACGTACACAATAGTTTCAGGTGGCTCAAGCTTACTATCACAACGATTCCATTTCAAGGACAGGATTTCATCGTTACAGTTCATCACAAAGGTGTTCCTTCAAAATAAGCCATCTGAATCTTATACTCAGGCCACACACTTTCCATCTCAAAGTGTACGCCATCGAACACTGCCTTAATAGGTCTGCCGAAGTTATCATAGCCAGAGAATTCAGGCAGTGTTACGTACACACCCATTGATTGCATCTGTCTCAAGATCAGCATCAATCGTGACTGAAAGTGTTTCTGAACACTATGGTCAGAGAAGTCTTGACCAGAGAACTCGTACAAGGTGTCTGCAAGAGCTTTTACGCGCTTTTTCATGTCACCCATCCGAACGTACCTCCTCGTCTTTAAAACGGCTCAGAAGCTCTTCTATGTAGCTTCTCGTCTGCATTGCTTGGTGCAGTCTGTCTACACGCTCTTGTAGCAAGAGATTCTTTCGTTTTAGGTCACTGATAACAACATCACGTTCCTGTAATTCTTTCTCAAGTTTCAGCAGAGATGTGTTGGCTGCTTTCAGCTCGTATTGCATGTGTTCAATCATGCCCATTGGTTTCCTCCACAAAGTTTTTAGCAAGTGCCTTTAGAACACGTTCTGTACCAATGTCGTAGTAGTGATTGTCCATCTCGATACCAATGAAGTTACGACCAAGATTAACACAAGCAACACCAGTTGTGAATGATCCTGCTGTGAAGTCTAATACGGTTTCGCCCTCGTTGGTGTAAGTCTTGATTAGGTATTCCATCAACTCAACAGGTTTTTGAGTTGGGTGTATTAACCCTCGGTTACTGTTGGGAAAATCCAGCACTTGTCTAGGATACCCAGTCTTTGTGATTTTTCTATTCAGTTTACTGTTTTTACGTGAAGGGTTTACACCTCTATCCCCTTCCATATATGTTTTAGGTCTTGACCAAGCTATGTCGCAATCTTCTAAACCTTGTGGGAAATATGGCATGTTTTGTTTAGAGCCATTTGCTGTTTTGCCTTCAGAAAACACCATCACAGTCTCAAGATCCTTCAGGGGTTTAAGTTTAGCGTTAGTGAATCCAGAAGGGCGACTCTTTCTCCACTGCCAGTCATATTTATAATCTTTTAGATTGCTGACCCTCACAAGCGAACAGAACGGCTCTTGTCCGAATATCACAATAGCTCCATTAGGCTTGATGACTCGCTTCAGTTGCTCCCACATTTGCTCAAGTGGTATCATCGAATCCCATTTACATGCAGTCGTATTATACGGCGGATCAGTCAGCACCATATCAACACTGCCGTCAGGAATCTCTTTCATCCGCTCCAGACAGTCACCTTTCATAAACCACAGCGAATCTGTCTTGTAATCACTGTTCATCTTATTCCCCCTGATTGCGTTGCTAGTTTGTGTGTTTGTCTATGTGTGTTTGACTAAGATACTCTTGTCAGGATGTATTGTCAATACCTTTTGTTCAAATACTTTGGTGCGTAGCACCAGATCACTGAACACAAATGTGACACGAATCCTAGCACGATGGATCACAGGAAAGCAAGAAGATGGTGATCACAAGGAATCTTAAAGAATCTTTGAAAATGGTATTGACAAGGGTTTCGTGAAGATGTAGTCTTGCCGACAGGCACTCCAGTCAAGATACCTAGACTAGACTTCTTAACAAGATATATTAGCTAATATAAATACTAATAACATATATACATATTACTAATATTATATCTTAACTAGATATTTAGACTAGACTCTAGGCTAAACATCCTAACAAAACCTCTAGCAAAGAATCTTAGCAAGAAATCTTAGTAAGATTACACAAATACATTGTGATTACTATTGACATCACTTTCCTACTAGCGTATAACTTGTTCTATGTGTTGTGTAAGTCTGTGTGATTGAGACATCTGGTGCGGGATGTCTAGGCAAAGTGTTTAGCCTGTGTATCTGGCTAGGATATTTAAACAAAATAAATTAGGGAGACATTCCCGTGTAAAAGTATTGGAGATATGAATTATGTATTGCAAAGCATGTAATAACTACGTTGGGTATAAGCGAAAGAAACCTGCTACGACATTCACAACGGTAGATTCAGTGACAAAGGAATCAGTGATCGAGGGTTTCCCGAAGAAAGAGGAAGAGGATCTATGTAACACATGTCTGCTAAGTATTCGTGATATGAACTCTGACCTATCAAAAGTAGCTGGACATCTGTTCTTCGACATGGCTCCTTCGTACATCCTGACAGAGAACTATCAGGACAAGTTTGAGACAGAGTTATCTGAAGTGACTCTGGACACAACATTTCGGTACGTAGAGGATGTTTATAACGGATACAAGTAGTTATTGTAAGTGTTATTGCTATTGACATACATAAACTATATCTCTACTATAGTATCACTGAGGCGGGGAACGCTTCAAAAGATCCCAATGACCAGAATGATTCGCTACCGTTCTGGTCTCTATCTTGGGGCCGTATCCCTGAGCATGGATTCAAAAGGCTCAACTAATCCGAATGCACACTAATCCCATGGACACATTAGTCCCTAGTGTTCATAAATGATTGTGATGAATTGATACAGCAAAGCAATCAGCTTAGATTAGTGTGTTATTTCAGTATCTCCGTGCCGATATGGATTAAGTCGGATTGTCTTGTTTGTGTAGGGGCTTACAGGATGATTCTCCAGATCAATTCCATGTGTGCTTACATTTAATTAGCTCACAGGTCTAGGAGACAACAGCTCCGCAAGGATAACGCCAGATAAGGATTGTGGGTACACGGTCGGCTGCTGGCACTCTCTGCGAGTAAGTCTGTTGGCAGATCATCAACTCGGAGATTTACCTTTCGCTGGCTGAGCAAGAGCAGCAGTGGTTGCAAAGCCAGAGTGGCGACCAAGCACCAAACTGACTACAATCCCTACAGAGAAAACGAAATCAGGATCGCTCCATGAAATTACTTAAACTGTTTGGCCTGTCGCCCAGTGAGCAGGATCAAAAGCTGAAGCAGCTTGTAGATAACTCCTATGACTCGGTGCGGGTTGTTGGCCGGGGTACGGTCAAGATTGACCCGGAAGAAGTTGGCAATACCAGGGAATTCAAGGCGGCTCGTAGAAAAGCAAAGAAAATTGTCAGAGGGGCCTGAACAAACACGATTTAAGTGAGCAGGATGCTCTTACTTCTTATTTTTCCGGTACTGACGGAATTGGAATACGTATCAGTCTTAGAAACTGAGTTTTAAGGGTTCGAGTTCCTTCGTCCGCACCATTCTTCAAAGACATTATCAGGGAATCTCTCTTGTGTGGCAATGCTCCAGTGCTACGGCTTAGGTGGAACGCACTGTAGAAGCGATAGTGGTAGGTGGAGTGCTGCTGATATTATTCCTCCGATGTCTTCAGCACATCAACTTGAGAGATTCCACTAATAGTGTTTTATAACATTCCCTCCAACGCACATCCTCCTGTGCATTCAATATAACAAGCATACTTGCGTATGTAGATTCCTCCTACAAGCCTGTTTCGGATGTTCACCAGAGAATGTCCAGCAGGCTTTCTTTTTTAAGGATTAACGAATAATGAGTAAACAAAAGAATCATATTTATCCAGAAGAACTCCCTGATAACATCACCATGCAAGAGATGGATGTAGGCAAGCAGATGGGTCTTAGTAAAGACGTTATCAGCAAGTTTATCTTCTGGCAAGGTGAGCAATGGTGGCAAGCACGAATGCCGCCTACAGACAAGTATCCAGAATATCCTGACGGACGTATCTATTTCACAAAGAATGCACGAGATCCCAAGGTGCTGAATTTTGCCGTGGATCAGGTGAATGGTAAGGCGCGTGGTAATCTGAAATGGACGGATGGTGAGGGAGGCAATCCTCATGGGAGGCCAGCCGGGGCAAAGACGCGAATTAGTATTAAAAACGTCTGCGACAGTATGAATACAAATCCTGTCGAACTCTTGGTGGCAGCCGTATCAGGCGATATCGGTATGTTGCGGAAGTTTGGTGTGAAGAATCCTAGAGATGTGACGCTGGCTCAGAAATTGAGTATAGCTCGTTATCTGACTGATAAACTGGTGCCGAATTTGAAGCCAGTTGAGATTGGTAATGATGGTGACTGGGAACCTAACAATATTGAGGGCGCGGATACAAACGACAATACACCTCAGATTCAGGTTTATATTCCTAGTGCTGGTAAGCCATTATCTATCAAAGCGTCTAAAGAGGACATTGAGGAGATTGAGGCTACTGGTATTGACAGTTACCTAGAGAAACATCAAGTTGAGGAAGAATCTACAGACCTTGTTTGGTCGCTAGATAACCGGGAGTAGTAGATGAGTGAGTTAGAATTAAAAGGTATTACTCATAGTAAAGCAAGGCAGAGGATCGTTGACGAAATCAATTCTATTGATGTTTCTGATTTTGATCCTAGTCCTTGGACTGATGAGAATGTCATAAGACCATTACCGGGCGCACAAGAGGCGTTCTTAACTACAACAGCACAAGTTGCTCTATATGGAGGTGAATTTTGCGCCTCCCTTTCTCAGCGATGAGAATGTAGAAAACCCATCTAATTCAGGGGAACTCTCATTGAGACAATCCTGAGCGAAGCCTTCTCAAAGAAGGAACGTGCAACGATCAGTCGAAAGACGTAGGCTCAAGCGAGTCGAAACGGTGGGCATCTCAAGTAGATGAAGATATGATCTGGGCTACATAGCGATATGTAGGAGTTCATAAGAGAACCGGCAGAGTAGTAGCGCACTCTGTTGAACACATATAGGCAGCTGGTTCTGGTAAGTCGGAAGGGTTAGTCCTTGATCAACTCTCAAGGATACATGACCCCAACTTTGAGTCAGTTACATTCCGAAGAAACACCAAGTCGTTAAAAGGCGCTGGTGGTATTTTCAACAAGGCTGGTAAAGTTTATAAGAAGCTAGGTGCAATTCAGAAGATTAACGAACTGATGTATGTGTGGCCTTCGGGCGCAACATCGCGCTATCGTCACCTAGAACACAATGAACGGACAGCGGAAGATGACCATCAGGGTCTTGAATACTCAGCCATAGACAGATGTGGCACTAAGCAGTGATGTTTAGTTAAAAACCCTGTGAAATACTGGAAAGCTAAGGCGTAAGCTATGCCAATCGGTAGGGATGTTCTTAACAGAATGGCCCCTAGAGACTATCCCGAAAGGGAGTACGCACCAAGTGGTGTGGAAGCGCAGGGCAACTCAAGTAGTTGATGAGATAGTCCGATCTTGCACGAAAGTGTAAGCTGCAAGTAATGTTGCGGGATAGACCTAACGAGTCTATTTGAACCATTGATATTTTGACGAACTTGGTCGCTTCAACAGAGAGGCATTCTTTTACATGCTCTCTCGTATGCGTTCAAATGCAGAAGAACAATCAGTCTGTAGAGCAACATGTAACCCGGAGCCAAAGGAAGCTGAGGGTGGTTGGTTACACGAGTTCTTGAAAGGGTTTTACCTAGATGATTACGGATATCCTATTCCTGAAAACTCCGGCAAAATTCGCTGGTTTATATCTGATGAAGACGGTCATCTGGCTTGGGGCGATTCAAGGGAAGAATTACAAGCGAAATATGGCCTAGATTGTGATCCAATGAGTTTTACATTCATCGCAGCGAACATCAAAGACAATCCCGTCTTGTGTAAAAATCAGCCCTCATACCTAACTGCACTGAAGAACCTCGGACGTGTTGAAAGGGAGAGACTTTTGTACGGCTGCTGGGATGTATCCCCACAAGGTTCTGGTTACTTTAAACGTGAATGGGTTGACTTTGTAGAGCACAAGGATGTACCAAAAATGAAAAAGGTAATCCGTGCATATGACTTGGCTGCTTCTATCAAGTCAGAAATTAATAGTGACCCTGACTCAACGGCTTGTGTAAAGATAGGTATTGGTGAAGATGGTTATATCTACGTACTAAATGCAAAAGAGATTCTTGCAAGACCTGCTGGCGTGGCAAAGTTGATCCAAGATACTGCCGAATATGATGGCAGGAACGTACCAATAAGCATCCCGCAGGACGCTGCCGCAGGTGGTTTGATCCAGTTTGAACATTATGCCAAGCCTTTAATCTTGGCTGGTTATAAGGTCAAGCGTTCAAAGACAAGGAAGGGAAAGCTTGAGAGATTCTCTGGTTTCTCCAACGCCGCTGAGAATGGTATGGTATGTATCGTGAAGGGTGACTGGAATGATAAGTACATATCGCAGCTTGAGAACTTTGACCCAGAGAGGCGCAGGCAGCACGACGATTTCGTGGATTGCACATCTGATGGCTACAACTGGCTAATCTCCGGCAAAAAACTCCCCGAAAAATTCAAAATCCCATCCCTAACTAAAATGAACGAGTTTGCAAGCAGAATGTTCTAGCCAAAACAATCCCGTCAAAAACTTGACACTTTAAACTAAATAGTGTCAAACTATTGACACGTACATATCATATCTCTACTATGTAATCAATCGAACGGGGCGGCTTATTCGCCCCAACTTATTTCGGAGGAAACAATGGCAGATAAACGAGCCACAATTCCTCGTGAAATTGGACGAACCGGACTACGTTACACCACGAAGAATATTGTCGATGATGAACTGGCACCAGAACTACGCTGGCCTCATTCTCTAACAACATTCGACAAGATGAAATCTGATCCGCTGGTTTCCGGCTCCCTTATGATGATCAAGCAATACATTCGTAAGGTGGAATGGGATATTGAGCCAGTTGGTGGTGTCAACGCTTCTGATGAAGATAAAGCTACAGCCGAGATTATCCGTGACGCACTATTCATGAGAATGGCACGGTCATGGGATCAGGTTGTTGCTGATATATTATCTTTCATCGAGTACGGTTTCTCTTTTCACGAACCCACTTACAAAGTGTATAAAGGGAATTTCATCTGGAAAGATTTTCCTTCCCGATCACAGAAAACAATCTCTGGCTTTGAATTTGATGAGCGCGGTAATCTTGAGCTAATCAAACAGTGCCCAGCTAATATTGCTGGATTCACACAGAAAGCTACGACATCTATTTCAATCCCTTATTCACGACTTCTACATTTCCGCACTGACTCTGAACGAAACAATCCTCTCGGACGTTCTATTCTAAAGAATGCATATTATGCTTGGGACAAGAAAACCAAGCTAGAGTATTATGAAGCAGTTGGTATTGAGCGTGAAATGAATGGTCTGCCTGTATTCCGTATCCCAATGGAATACTTCATGGCTGATCCTAAAGAAGATCCTGAACGATATAAAGTGTTCCAAGATTTCATTCGTATTGGTACTAATGTCCGTAACAATGAACAGGCTTGCTTGTTCTTGCCAAGTGATACGGACGAGACATCCAACAAAGAGTTGTTCAACTTCGATCTTGTGGCAAGCCGTGGTACACGTTCTATTGATACATCTAAAGTGATTGAGCGTTACGATTATCGTATTGCACAAAGTATGTTGTCAGACTTCATTCTGATGGGGAGTAGCTCCAGCGGTTCGTTTGCATTGTCCGATAACAAGATTGGCACATTCATCCAAACACTAGAAGCTTATCTAGAGATCATTGCTGAACAGTTTAACCGTAAGGCCATCCCAACATTGTATCGAATGAATGGTTGGGATGATACACGTACATGTAAGCTGGTTCATAAGCCAATCGGTGCAGCTAGTCTGGCTGATCTTGGTGGCTACTTACAAAATATCTCCAGTTATATTGTTGCTGACGCCTCACTAGAAAACGCATTGCGTAAACGTGCTGATCTTCCTGAGCGTGACGACAGTACCACCTTCCTAGATACTCCAGTGAACGTACACCAAGCAATCTCTCAACGCATTGGTATGACTAAGAATGCTAACGAAGAGGCTGCAACAGCATCTCCACAGGAGTTGGTTGAACAGGATGATGCCCTAGTGGACAATCTGATGAAAGCTCTGGAAGGTACGTATCAAGGGGACGCATAATGATTGATAAAGATAACATGATTAAAGCCTTCTCAGAGTTCATCGAAAAGCATTTTGGTGAGACACAAGCTAAATCAGAGCCAACGATTGAAGTGGCTAAGGCAGTGGATGTAGAGAAGCGGCAAGCATTGTTTGTGGCTCTAATGGCTCACAAGGATGAAACCAGCTTCGATCTACATGGTGATACATACGATGCCGAAGAAGTTGAGAAGGCGTGTCACTCTTATAACACATCTTGCATGAAAACTAATCTGGGCCACGTTGTCATGGTGGATGATAACGTCTGCTCTGTCATCGAAAGCTATATTGCTCCGGTTGATATGCAGATTGGTGATCAATATGTCACTAAAGGGTCTTGGCTACAAGTGTGGCAGTTTGCTGATGATGACCTTTGGCAAGGTGTTAAGTCTGGTGAATGGTCAGGAATCAGTATTGGCTGCATGGCTGAAGTAGAGGAAATCGAATGAAAGCTAAGAAGCGATTAAAGAATTTCGACTTCTCTGGACAGAACGCGCACATGGCTCTAGTAGACGAGCCAGCCAACGGCATCAAAACACTCATCACTAAAGCTGTTGACATTGATGCGATGACAGATGTCCAGAAGGAATCACTAAAGCAGATCATTAAGTCTGCAAATGGATTTAGCGAGGAAGAAGCTCAGGCTTATATTGAGCAGCTTTCGGCTAAAGATGCTGGCGGGGACAATCCTGTTAGCGATATTGAGAAAGGCAATGTTGCCGACAAAACACTCCCCGATAATCAGGAGAATACAATGAGCGAAATGATTGAAAAGAGTGCTGTTGAGGCTCTTATTCAAAAAGCTCTCGAAGAAAAGCAAGCTGAGATCGAAAAGGCTGTAGCTGAGAAAGAGAGCAAGATTGAAGAGCTGACCAAATCCCTGCAAGCATTTGAGGCCGAAAAAGCTGAAGCCAAGAAAGCTGAATTTGTGGCTAAAGCTGCTGACTTTGAAGTGCTAGGCGTAGAGGATAAAGAATCTTTTGGCGTAGCTCTGATGAAGATGTCTGAACAAGAAGAACTGGCTGGCGTTATGTCTGTGCTGGAAAAGGCTGTTCAGATTGCTAAGGGCGTAGAAGGTCTTGGTGAAATGGGGCATGACCTTGAGCCGCAAGAAGAACAGATTAGCAAGACAGCCGAGCTACTTAAAGCAAAATACGGCTCTAAGTAATTTATTAGGAGAATATGAGAAATGACTAAAATCGCCACAGAAAACCCACGTATTTCTGATCTCGTTAAGTATGAGCAAGCGCCTGAGCATGGATGGTGCCGTAATGATGTTGTCATCAATGTTGCTGCTGCTGCCGATTACAAGATTGGTACTGTTTTGGGTAAAGTAACCGCCACTGGTAAATATATTCCAGTTAATGCTGCTGTAGTTGTTGGTGAGGAAGGTGCTGAAGTTGCTGCTGCTATCCTACTTGAGAACGTCTCTGTAGCTGCCACCACTGACACCACTGTAACTGCTGCTGTAAACGGAGCAATGATTGTTCGTGATGGTGGTCTGGTGTTTGTAAACACACACAGCACTGCTGAACGTGCTGCTGCTGTTGCTGCTATTGAAGCTCTAGGCATCAAAACCCGTTCCGGCAACTAAGAATTATTTTAAGGAGATTTAATAATGGCAACTGCTCGTGATTTTCAGAATCCATACCAGCTTACAGACCTAACCAATGAGATTCAACTGATCCCTAACACTTGGGGTCTGGTTACTCAGATGGGTCTATATTCTGATGTAGGCGTATCTAACAATACCGTAACTCTGGATAAGATCAACAATACACTAACCCTTCTCGGTGACTCTCGCCGTGGTACTCGCCACAACATCGAAGGTGCTAATGAGTCTGTTGAGACCTATGCGTTCAGCATTCCTCACTTCCAGATCCATGACCGCATTGAGCCAAAAGATCTACAGGGTCGCCGTCGTCCCGGTACTGACAACGAAGCTGATACTCTGGCCATGGCACGTATGCGTAAACTGGAACGTATGCAGAAGCAAATTGGTATCACCAAAGAATACCTAGCCGTACAAGGCATCAAAGGTAATCTGGTAACTCCAAATGGTAACACTGTAGCTAACTACTACACCTCTTTTGGTGTATCCCAAAAATCTGTGGATTTTGTTCTGGGTACAGCTACTACCAAGGTTGGTGATAAGATCGAAGAAGTGATTGCACACATTCAGGACAACATCCTGTCTGGTGATATCGTAAATGATATCGTTGTACTGTGCTCCCCAACCTTCTTCCAGAAACTGGTTACCCATGCTAAAGTAGAATCTGCTTACCAGTTCTACATGAACACTAATCAGGGTTCTGGCGTTCAGGTGTTGCGTGATCGTCTGGGTTCTGGTCTGTACCGATCTTTCTCTCACCAAGGTCTAGTGTATATTGAATATCGTGGCAGCTTTACGAAGCAGGATGGTACTGTGGAAGCTCTGATTGAAGCTGATACTGCCTACGCTGTACCAATGGATGTTAGCGACATGTTTGAGGCTTACAACGGCCCAGCAGATCATCTCGATTTCGTGAATACTCTGGGTGAGAGCATGTATGCTTGGGAATACACTGACGGGCGTGGATTTGGCTACGACATCTTTGCAGAGTTCAACACTTTGCACTTGAACAGGATGCCCCAAGCAGTTGTTAAGTTAGTAACAAGCAACTAAGCATTCTTGTCCAAAGCCTGTTAGGAACTTCCTAACAGGCTTTCAGCAAGTGTGTTTATAACCGGAGCCTCCCCCCCCCCACACCACACGGAACAAATTCTTCCGGCGTAATATCCAGCAACGACACATCTTCGTTCACATTACACAATGCTGACATATTCTTTTAGGAGGCTAAATGGCTTTTACATTCAATTCAGATTTATCTGATCCCGTCTCTCAAGTGAGATTTCTTATCCAAGATGTGACAGAGGCTGCTCCGTATTTCCAAGACGAAACAATCTCAGCTCTACTGCTCACCAATAACAATCGCGTCCTAGATGCAGCTAAAGGTTTGGCTCAGGCACTCTGGACACAATATCTACACAAAGCTGATGTAGCTGAAGTGGATGATGTTCGTATTGAATATCGCGACAAGGCCAATCAGTTCAAGATGCTCTACGAAGAGCTGTCCAAGCAAGCAACCATTGCTAGATCATCTGGCGTACTGCCTATCTTCTTCGGTGGTATTGACCGAGCACAGTTTGATAATACACGTAATAATAGCACCACTGTCAAACCATCCTTCACAAAAGGTGGTATACAATTCGATAAGCAATTCCCTGAACTATATCCAGTAGACGAAGAACGATATTGGCCTAGATAATCGGCTGGCCTAGATAATCGGAGGGAATATGTTTAGAGAGAATATCAAGCGTGAAATAGCAAATGCTTGGATAAGAGAGTTTGGATCAAACCTTACGTCAGTACGTTATCAACGATCTGCTACTAATGGGATATTTGATCCGGTAACGGAGTCATATACAGGCGGTACAAATGGTATTGACCAGACAGTGAATGGAATGTTCCGTAAAATTAAATCCAGCCTAGTCGATAAGCTAAATCTTACATTAGATGATCGTAAGTTCACTATCCTGCAAGATGATCTGACATTCACTCCAGAAGAGAATGATGTATTAGACGGTGAGTGGCGTGTCGTTAAATATGACGAAGATAATGCCAGCGTCTTTTACAACATCTATGTGAGGCGTGTATGAATGGTTGGGATGATCTTGAGGAATGGGTAGAAGAAGCTGCTGAGACTCTTGTTAAGAAGGCTAAGACTGAAGCTGGTGAGATCTTCCTGAAGCAAGTTACTACACCATACGATGCAGGTAATACTCCTGTCCTATCCGGTAATCTTCTTGCTAATACTGAAGTAGGTATTAACCGTGCTCCTGATGGACAGAATAGTTCTGAAGATGAGTTCGGACGAGAGACCTACTTTGACGGTAGAACCAAACTAGAGTTTGCTGATGCTTGGGACAAGATTTATATCGTCAACGCAACTGAGTATAACATCCAAGCTGAATTCACTGGTTGGAAAACTAAAAAATTTGGTACTACACCACCTTACCGATATTGGCAAACATCTTATAACAACATGCTGGAGGCTATAAATAAATGAATCTACAGCCTTCTGAAATACATTCCAATATCATTCAACACATATCTGCAAACTATACAGAGACTCCTGTTGAATATCCGCCAAACCCTTTTAAAGAAAACAAAATAACCGAATGGGTGAGTGTCCATGTTGACATGGGTGAAGGCTATACAGTGATTAAGGGGCAAGGCACTACAACAAGACATCTTGGCCTAATTCATTTTGCTGTAAATGTTAAAAGGATTCAATCTGATCCAAGATCACTTGGTACAAGACGTGTCTATGAAATTGCAGATGCTGTGCTTGCTGCAATGGAACGTAAGCGACTAAACGGATCTGCTGTTGTAACTAGAGCAGGACGTGTTGACACATCCGAACTAACAGATAAAACAGGCGAGATTTCTTTTGCCTTGGTTACAATTCCATTCTTTGTAACGTAAAGCATCCTTTGTCCATTTGGACAGATGATCCTCCCTGTAGGTAACAGGAAACAATATATTGTTTAAACTTTAAATCTTCTAGGAGAACACCACATGAGTTCATCTAACCTTGTTTCGGTAAAGTACGTACCGGAAGTTACATACGATACAGTTCCAGCCAACTCCCCTGATTGGAAATATACACGTTTCACTGGTGAGTCACTGTCTGCCACTGCTGATACAACCACCTCTAGTGAAATCCGCCGTGATCGTTCTATCAGTGATATGCCTCTGGTGTCTATCACCACCGGTGGATCTCTTGATATTGAATTCTCTGCTGATACTTTCGATGACTTTATTGAAGCAGCACTAGCCTCTACTTGGCAAGCCGCTACTCCAGCGACAGGTAGCCAACAGCTCAAGCTAGGTACTGCCGAGTCTTCTTTCTCCGTAGAGAAGCACTTTGAGGACATTAACAAGTTCGTCCTCTACTCCGGTATGCGTGTCGGAACCTTCAACCTATCTATGGCTTATGGTTCTATCCTGACAGGCTCTATCGGCTTCGCTGGTGCCTCCGCATCTACTCCTGCTACCTCTGCTGTAGGTACAGGTTCTGTAGCCCCTGCTACCACTACAGAGGTTCTGAACAGTACTTCTGACTTCGGTACTATTGAGATTGGTGGTGTTGCTACTACTATCTGCCTGTCCTCTATGGACATCAGCATTGATAACTCTCTACGTGTAATTGGTTGTATCGGTAGTGCTACTGCTAAAGATCAGAAGCTAGGTACTGCTAACATCACTGGTACTGTTGAGATTTATCTGGATGCGTCTTCTTTCGCATATTACGAAGCAGCTCTGAACAATACATCTACTTCCCTGAAGTACACTGTAACTGATGGCACAAATACTTACGAGTTCTTCCTACCTAAGATTAAGTTCTCTGCTGATTCACCAGCTGCGTCAAGTCTCGATAGCGACACGATGGTATCGCTGTCTTACACAGCCTTGTACGATCCAACTGAACAATCTTCTATTGTCATTACAAAAACCACTGTATAACACTTGACAATAGACATGCAAGTTTGATACTTTAGGGACTTGGGCGGATATTCCGCCTGAGTCACTCTATAAAGAGTTGGCTGGCTGGCGTAGTAGCCCGTTATGCGCTGGCTGGTCATTTTAACGGGTAAACGGGTAATGAGGTAATATAACATGGCTTTTAACATTTATTCTGTAGACGAAGCAAAGCAATCCGAAGGTACTTGGGTAGAGTTTGAAGGTAGTGAGTTCTGCATCGCGTATGCAAACAACCCAACCTTCCTGAAAGAGAAGAAGCGCCTGGAACGTCCATTTAAGCGCCAAATCGAACGCGGTACAATGAACGAAGAAGATCAACGCCGGATCACTTGTGAAGCACTTGCTACTGGTGTTCTTGTTGATTGGAAGAATGTGACAGACGGTAAGAAAGAAATCCCATACTCTAAAGAGATTGCAACCGAGGCGCTTCGTCTAAACCCTGATCTGCTGGGATTCGTTGTAGAAGTGGCTGCTGACATTGCCAACTACAAGAAGGAGGACGTAGAAGCGACCGCCAGCAAAAGCTAAAGACTCCCTCCTCTGGCACTTAGAATGGAGTGATAAAGAGGAAATGTTGTGGGCTAGATATGAGCAGACAGGTGATCTGCCTAGTCCACTCCTAAACCGTCCAAGTATAACACCTGAAATAGCTTGGTACTTGGACGCATTCTTTATGCTCAACAGTAGCCGCCAAGTTGGTATGGCAGCAGGAAGAATACCTTTGTCTGAAATAACTAATTACGCATTAGTGTTTGGTACAATAGGAGACGATCTAAAAGACTTCTGCTCAATCATTACCAGCTTAGATGCTGCCTATTTGGAATGGGTTGACAAGAAAAAACCGAAGCAAGATCCTAAGAAGGGAGTGGCTAGACGATAGAATATCTTTGACAGATATTTAAACGTAGGCTGCTCCCTTTTTCTTTATATACACAAAAGGAAGAGAAATGGCTGACCAGAAAAGATTAGAGCTAGTGCTCGACCCTTCCAAAGCACAGTCGGGGGCTAAGCTAGCTGTTCAGGCTGTTAAGTCTGTCGGTAGACAAGCTGATATTACAGCTAACAAAGTAGGAAACATTAGCAGGGCTTTTGATCAAGTATTGGCTAAACTCAATACTGTTAATTCTAAGAGTCCAGACAAAGTTTTTCAGAAGCTGAATTCAACTGTATCTGTTACAGGTGATCTGAGTAAGGAACTTTCCTCTAAGCTTGATAAGATTGTAGATGTCTTACAGAACCTTAACAAAGGTGTTAAAGACACTGAGACATCTATGACTCGCTACGAGAGGGTGTTAAAGAATGCTCGTGCTAAGACAGATATGCTTAACACTGAAATCGGTAAGCAGATTGTACTTGAGCGAGATAAGCATAAGGAAATCACTAAAGGCATTCTTGAGCAGAAGAAAGCTAATGCTGCTTTGACAGAAGCCGAACAAGCACAGAAGCGCCTAAAAGACGCTTACCAGAAATCCCTGACAGAGTATCGTGAACTCAATGATGCTACACGTAAATCTACGATATTCCTGCAAGAATCAACTAAGCAACAAGAGATGTACCAACGTGCTCTTGTTGACTCTCTCACTACAACACAACGATCTAAACTTGCTCAACAAGAGTATTCAAATCAGCTTAAAGACGTTGTGGCTAAACTGGCTCAGTATAAGAATGGTATTGCTCAAAAGACTGCCGAAGAACAGGCTGCTCTAACTGTTCAAGAACGTCTTGCTCGTACTCAAGCTGAACTCAAGCAAAGCTACACTGCTGAATATCAGGAGATGCTCAAAGCTACACAGCAGCTAAAAGAACGTAAGCGCGAACTTCTGGGGCTAGACACTGTTACAAAAGACGCTACTGAATCAATGTCTGCGTCTGAACGTGCGGCCAAGAAACTTGCTGAATCACTTTCATTTTGGGAACAGCGTACCAAGGACTTACAATCGGCTGAGTATAAGCGGTTGGTAACTCTGCGTGAATCAGCTCGTCAGACAGAAGCGTATGAGAAGTCTCTTGTAGATGCACTCACCCCTGCTCAGAAGATGGCTAAGGCTGAGAATGAACTACGTAAGGAATTAGAGCATGGGCGTATTCAGCTTAAATTGTTCGATAAAGGTCTTGCCCAAGCTAATATCGAGCAACAGGAATCTATCTCAATCAAGAGGCAATTAGCACAGTCCCAAGCCCGTTTGAACAATGCTTACAGCAAAGAGTATGAACAGCTTGTTCGTAACAATGCTATGATTCGTAAGCGTAAACGTGAGCTGGAAGAGTTGCACGGGTTCCATCAGCGTATGTCAAAGACCAACTTCAGCTCTGGTGCGACGATGGCAGGGTCGTTGTTGGGTGCAGCTAGTGGTACATTTGTTGCGGCGGAGTTGATTCGCGTAGCTGATGCTTATACCAACATTCAGAACAGATTGGCGGTAGTGACAGACGGTACAATGAACCTTGCTGATGCCACCAGAGGACTCCTTGACGTATCCATCCGTTCACGTACATCCCTAGACACTACCATGGACGTGTACGCTAAAATGATACGTGTTACAAAGGATATGACCTTTGCTAACGAGGATCTGTTACGTATTACTGAAACCGTGTCTAAAGCTGTTGCAATGTCTGGTGCATCTGCACAAGGTGCTGAGGGTGCGCTGTTGCAGTTCTCACAAGCATTGTCTGGCGACTTCCAAGCTGCTGCACAAGAACTTAACAGTATTATTGAACAGACCCCTGCTGTTGCACAGTTGATGGCAGATGCCTTGAACAGCGTTCAGCCTGAGTTGAATGCAAGTCTTGGTAATTTAAAGCGTTTAGCAACAGAAGGCCAGATCAGTACAGAAGTCCTATTGCGGGGTATACTCAATGTCTCATCTGCAATAGAT